TTAAAATGTATCTCCTAACTTGAATTCGAGCAATATAGGGGGGACAAAATTCTACAAAATATTTTAAAAATAAATAAAATTTAAAATAAAAATACTCCCACACAATTAATATTGTATAGAAGTATTAAAATTCTAAATCCATTTGAGTTGTTCCTCTTCTTGTTCTATTATATTATCATTCTTTATCGCATTACAATGTCTATGAGCTAATTGAATATTATTCCATGTATGTGTTCCATCTTTAGCTAATGGAATTATGTGGTCAATACTTGGATAGCTCTCACCTGCTATAAAGTATCCTTCATCATTATAATAATAATCATTTATATCTACTTGTCTTCCACATATCTTGCATATTCCTTCATCTCTTTGTATTAGTTTTTCTAATGATATATCATTATCTATTTGTTCTTTATTTTTTATTCTCCTTCTTAAATCATGTTGTCTATTTTGATATTTCTTTTTACAAATATCACTGCAATAAGCACTTCGCTTTGTACCTATAAATATATTACCGCATACTTTACATTTCTTTTCATACAATGTTTGATTGTTTCCACACTTCGAACAACGTAATTTATTATCTTCTGTTATACTTAAACTTGTCCCTTTTCTTTTTTTAATCTCACCACATTGTTTACATTTATATCTAATAACTCCTTCTGTATACCCATCTAGATATTCAAAATAATTACCATATAATTCATTAAATCTTTCCTTAAATTTTTTTTCTAATTTATTATAGTCGATAGTATGTTTAGTATACTTTATTTGGCACTTGCAATTAAATTTACTATATAATAATGTTTTACCTTTCAATTTATTAATTTTCCCACATTTTAAACATTTAATTATATGAATATCCTCAGTAAATGCATTTTGATTATTTTCCCTATCTATATATTCATATTTATTTTTATATTTATTGTTAAATTCAATTTTGAAATTATTTATATATTTTTCAGCTTCGCACTTATTACATTTTAATTTTGCAGTTTTTCTCAACGAATTATCAGGAATAATATTTATTTGACTTCCACATATTTTACACTTTATAATAATAGAATTTCTGCTGTTAGTATAACCTCCTACATATTCCCATTTATCGCCATGCAATAAACTAAATTTTTTTATAAAATCTTTTTCTAATTTATTTCTGCCAATTAATTCTATACTTTTTTCTCCATTTATTTTACCTGCTTCTTTTAAAGTTAAAATCTTTAAATTATCATATCTATTATTTAATTTATCTCCATCTATATGAATAGCTATTTCATTTTCTTTTAAATCTCTAATAAATGTTTGTGCTACTAGTCTTGCTAAACTTATATTTAGGCATTTATCTTTATTTTTTAATGTTACTCTTATTAATCCTTTCTTTAAAGAACCTTTTATTATATTCTCTCCGTTTTTATATATTCTTTTTAATTCCCCATAGTTGCTTACTTTATATAAACCTTCAAGTCCTTCAACGTCCTTCCAAATTTCTTCCACATCAACCACCCCTATTAATTCTTTTTCTAATTATATTATAGTATAAACTGATATCAGTTGCAATCAGAATAACAATATTTTATAATTAAATTGAGGTGATAATATGGTTAGAAAAGATTTAAAAAATAGAACTCCAATCGGTTCTGCTATTGATAATGATTTATATAACTGGTTAAAAGAATATTCTAAAGAAACATCTATTCCAGTATCTAAATTACTTGATAAAGCAATAACATTATTAAAAGAGTCTACAACTAAGTAGGCTCTTTTTTACCATTTTTCCTCATTATTGAATTTTTCTTTTTTACTTTGATTAAATCCTTTCCTCTTCTCAGGATGCAATTTATTGTGACAAGAAGAACAAACGGCAATTAGGTTTTTATATTGTTTCCCATTATAAGTATAATATCTACTCAAAGCTAATGCTGGATGATTCCTAACAAACTGTACGTGATGTACAGTTGTTGCTTTTGTTATCTTTCCATGTTCTTTTTTACAAATTTCACATTCCCAATGATTTTCTTCTAATATAGCTTTTTTTAGATGTCTAAATTCTTTACTCATATAAAATTTAGCTAATTCATCTTTCTCTATCAGTTCATTTATCCATTTTTCTAAATCTTTACTTTTCATTGCTATATAGTACTCCTACATCTACATATATGTTTCTTATTATACACTTGACTATTTAATCTATTTGTCTTTGTATATCTATGTCTAAATAATTTATAATTATCTTCATGTTCCTTTACTTTTTCACGTATTGCCTCATATTCTATGAATGTATTTATTATTGTACTTATACATCTTCTAAATTCATCTATTATTATATTAAACACATTATTTATTAAATTATATAATGTTTCTTCCATTTATCTTTCCTCCTAAATAATAAAGGGCCTTATTATTATAATAAGATCCTTTATTTAAATTATTTGATTGCTTCTAATAAGCTTCTTAATTCTTCTTTATATTTTTCATCTTTAGCTATTCTTAATAGACATTCTATTTCCCACTTTCTTGGTGTATTGGGCATCTTCTTTCTTACAGCTAAATCTATTATACTTTTAGCTTTGTTATAGTTATGTATATGTGTATGTCCTTCTTCAAAGTGTTTCTTAGTATTATGTACTATATATCCATGCTTAACTTGATATATAACATATTCTTTTCTCTGATATATCTTTCTTGCTCCTGGAGATTTATCAAAGTTAGGTTTATCTCGCATCAACTCTTCCAGTTCCCAATACTTCTTCGGAACTTCTATTGTAGCTTCTATAACCTCATTTATATCTCTATATACTTTTTTCCCATTTCATTCCAACTCCTTGAATGTGAAAAGCTGATGCACTCTATTTAAAGTACATCAGCTTCTCTAGACCTATATTACTATTTAATGTGGGGAATTTATATATTTTTTTACAATATAATAGTAACATATTGTTTCTGAAATTTTTCTGAAATTTTTCTGAAATACTTCCGAACTTTTTCATTCTATATTATAATCTATTTTTTATTTTTTCTATTAAGCCATCTCTTATGTTTACACACTGTCTATCGCAGTAACCAGTCATTTTAGCTATGTGATTCCAATTATTTTTTCTCCTATCATTGCTAAAATATCTAGCTTCTACAATCTTTTTTTCTGTCTCATCTAATAGACTCATTGCAGCTTCAACCCTTTTTATTTGTATCTTTTTCTTGTTTATTTTCTTCGTTTTATCTAATATGTCTTTCTCCCTTCTTATTAATTCTTCATATACAGTATCAGTTATATTATTTGTTATTCCTGTAGTTTCTGAAGAGTATGTAATAGCCTTACATCCTTCATACTCTTTTTCTAGCATTTCTAACTCATATTCTAAACATTCTACATCTGACTTTAATCCAGTATAATCATATAGCTTTCTTTCTGCTTTTTTAAACTGTTTATCTATTTTTTTACTCTTCTTATCTGCCATAATCTTTCCCCCAATTAATGTACTTTTATACTTCCCACATATCTGGCACTGTGTTAACTGCTATACAATCTCCTAATAATTTGTATATTATACACTCGCTTTCACATTGTGTAGATGTACATCTTGCACACTCTTCTTTGATTATTTTGAGTGCTTGTTTTATTTTTTCTTCCATTATTTTTCCTCCAATTCTTTTTCTACTTCTTCTATTGCTTCTATTACAGAAGCTAGAGGACTTAGCCCCTTAGCTTCCATTATTTTCTTTGCTCTATTTACAATTTCATTTACTTTGCTTAATAGCAAATCGTATCATCCCCTCTTTAGTCCTTCTAATTTTTCAAGTTTATTATCAATATATTTACATCTATTTTTACAACTCTCTTTTAATACAAACTCTTTCCCATCAGCTCTTCCTATAATGCTATAGCCTATAAAATTTTTACAATTTCCCTTATCATCTTCTTTTTCAAAGTTTTTACATTTAATTTTACATTCCATTAATCTTCCTCCTTTAAAAAAAACTTAATTGCTCATACTTAACTGATTTCATTTTCAAATTTTATATTATTTATCATATAATTTACTATTTAGCTCATTAGCTATATGTATTATATTTTTTAAATTATTTTCTTCTCCTAAAAACAGTGGAAGTGCTGTAGAAATTTTAAATCCAAATGGTACTTCGTTAAATCCTGCTGTTAGCATTTTCTTAGCTTGTTCAGCTCCAAATAATTCTTTTAACTTATTATATCCCCATGAATTGCCATTAAATATATCTACACAACAGTCACATAATGTTTGTTTTGCATAGCTGTAATATCTAATATCTATTTTATCTTTTTTTGTTAATCCACATCTTTCACATACTTTTGATTCTTCTCTTAGTTTTTCTAGTTCTACCTCAGATTCATTTTCACTATTTGTTATTCCTAATTCATCTAATATTTTCCCAAAAAGCTCTAACTTATTATTTTCAAATTCTAAATCTGCATTTTTATTACTTTCTAGTATTTCTATAGATTTATTTGTTGCTTCTTTCATACAAGATATTAAAGTTTTTATTTCTTTATTGTTTAAATTTATATTCATTTCTTTTCCCCCTATATTTATAAATATCTTTTTAATTAAAGGTATATCTTTCCTTTCTAAACTTCTACAGTATAAACTTTACTTGCTCCCCTACCTTGTTTGCAAAATGTATATCCTTCATTTTCGGATATATACTCTGCTGTTTTAGCTTTCTTCGGTAATATACTGTAATATCTTATATAAGCTTCTCTTATTTGTTCTTTCTTAATAGTTATATTATTTTCTACTAAGAATTTAAAGAATGATTCTTTACTATCAAAATCTTCTACCTTTCCTACTATATTTGTTATATTTCCTTTACTATCTCTAAATCCTCTAAGCTTATTTTCAAATATAGAAGCATCAAAAGGGTATGTCATCATCATCTATAGCTTGAAATCCATTTGGATCTAATCCTGGTGTTGGTTCAAAACTTGGATTTATATCTTCTTGTTGGTTAGTATTTTTATAGTCTAAAGCTTGTACACTTCCTGAGCTAACTTTTGTAAAACTTCTATTTTCCCCTGCTTGAGTTTGATATCTATCTACTTTAATTCTTCCTTGAATTGCAACTAATCTTCCTTTTGTTATGTAATTAGCACAAAACTCAGCTGCTTTTCCTATTACTTCTATAGGTATAAAATCTGTTTCTTTTGTACCGTCTTTTTTCTTATAATCTCTATCTATTGCAATTGTAAATGTTGCAACTGCTGTTCCAGTTCCAGGAATATATCTTAACTCTGGGTCTTTTGTTAGTCTTCCAACTAAACTTACACTATTCATTATCTATTCTCCTCTTTTTCTTTAAATTTTCTTGTTTCTTCTTCTAAATATCTGTCTATACATTCTATTTGCTTATTTGTTGTATGAATGTAATTCCATGTTGCTCCAGCTGTAAAACCTGTGCTAAATACAACCGAAATTCCTATTAGAATTAATATTATTTTTATCATTGTCTCCCCTCCTTATTTAATAATTTCCATTCTTCTGGTATAGTTTGATAAACACATGCACCTAATATCTTTTTAATTTCACATTCTTTGCAGTCTTCTTCTTTATTACAAATATTTTTTAAATGCATTAATGCTTCTAATGTATTTATTTTATTCTCTTTATTTACCTTCAAATTTCCACCCTCTTTTCTTTAATTTTTCTATATGTTTTTTTAAACCTTCTGACATAAATTCTAATAAACCTAATCTATATAAAATATTTACAACAACTTGTATAACATCATAACTTTCTTCTATTACTTCATCTATTAGTATAATTTCTTCTTTTCCTTTATATTTATCTATAGCTACTAACAATTCTTCTGTTTCTTCTTTTAATTTATCCAGTTCTTCTTGAAACTCATAGTTTCTTGTATCTAGAATAGGAAAAGTAAATTTATCTATAGTATTAGCACAATCTCCACATAATTCTATATCCTCATTTATTAGTTCTCCTTTATATGTTTGTATTGTTATATTGTATTTATCTTTTTCTTCTATTTCTTTTTGACATTTATCACAATAATGTTTAATCATTTCTCTCCTCCTAAAAATTTATATTCATTTTTTATTTCTTCTTGTTTAAGTTTTATAGCCATCTGTATAGCTTCTCTTATTGTTAATTTATATGTATATCCACATTTATTTTCTATTTCATAAAGTTCTTTTGCATTTTGTACAATTTCTTCTAAATGCTCTATTATCATTTCATTTTCTTCATTATCTTTATTTATAATCCATTTTCTTTTTCTCGGAAGATAATACTCATTATTATTTCTTAAAAACTCACCAACTCTACTTGGGTCTAGTTTCATTTTTTTACATCCTTCTGTTAATGTTTTGTAGCTATGTATTTCCCCTTCTTTACAGAAATCAACTGCTATGAAACTTTTTCCTTCTCTTCTTGATTTCTTTGTTTTTATATCTTGTTTTTCTAACTTAGCTTTATCAATTTCTTCTCTTTCTTTTAAGGCATTCTCAATTATATGCTTTTTTAAACTTTCTCTTTGTGATTTATTTTCAAATTTAAAGCAGTATTGGTCTAATTTAGACTCAATATGTAAATTTAAATCTTTATCATTTTTTATATATCTTTTCTTTATAAGATCACCTGTAATTTCTTTAACAGCTTCATACATTTTTACTCCCCCTTTTATGACCTTCTAATCTTGTAAATATCTAAATTAGAAGGTCTTTTAAGTTAAATGAAATGTACTATAATCTATCTCTGGTACTAATAACACTCCTAGCTCGTCCATTTTATCTTTAATAGCTCTTAAAATTTGAGTCCCACTTACAAACTATCTCGAATAATCTACTACTGTGTTATTGCCTTGTTTTCTAAGTAGTGCAAACTTATTTTGTAATACGTGAAACATTTTTATCTCTGCTTGATATGGAGTTATTATGCTCCATTCTTCTTTAAAACCTCTAGCTCTTAATATGTCTGATACTGCTTCTACTTCTCTTTTGAAGAAATGTTCTGTTTTTATGTAAGTTGCCATGTTAGTTACCTCCTAAAAGTCCTCTTTCGTTAACTTCGTTTAATAACTGTTCATCTGTATATTGAGATAAAATTTGTTTTACCTTTTTATTCTCTTTTTCTAGCTTTTTATAGTAATTTTGAACTCTTTCTTCCATCGCTTTATTTGTTATAAACTCTACATGTTGCACACAATAATTAAGAACTATTGTCATAAATTCATCATCATTTATTTTTTGATCTATCCCTAATATATCGTCAATGTATTCAAATCCTTCGTCAGAGTTATCTCCTATGTAAACCTTTATGTAATGAGGATATCTTTCATCTATTGCGAATTTAAGACTTCCAGCCCCTATTTCTATCACTCTAACATTTGCTTTCTCTATTCTTATATCACCAAAGTATGTGAAACTTAGTTTTTTATTATCTTCCATATTTAAGCCCCCTTAGTTAAAGTCAAATCTTTGTTGTTCTTGTTGATTTTCTAAAATTGTTTTATAGCCATTTTTTCTTAAAATGTCATGGATAAACTTTTTACCAGCTTGAGTCCATCTTGTCTGAGGTTTAGCATTTGGTATATCTGGTTGATACGGTCCTGTATATCCTTTACCTTGATACTTAGCATATAAAAGCCATTGTCCGTTTTGCTTATATTGAACTCCTAGATCATGTAATAATGCATTTAATGCTTTACCAGCCATTCCAAAATCTTTAGCTATTTGAGTTGGAGTTAATAGTGTTTTTTTATCTTCTAAAACTCTTTCTGCATATTCTGCATGTGGTTTTAATTCATTTATTGCATCTGATTGTTTTTCTATGGTGTCTATTAGAGGTTTAGTTATAACTCCCTCATATTCTTTTAAAGCTAAAATTCTTTCCATATCGTCACCATTTAAAATTTTCAACTGTAACATCTGTTTTTCTGATATTTGCATTGTTTGCTGATTAAATAATTTATCCATTATATCCTGTCTTAATTGTTCGGCTATTTTAGATTCTGTCAATATCATTCCAATTACTACTACTGCCTTTATTGGATATAGTCTAACTTGAGATGTATACTTTGAAATATTAAGGGTACAAGTTAACTCCTTGTTACCTTTTAATTCTTTTAATTCTTTATCTCTTAAAACTTTATATCCATATCGGCTTAATTCTTCTGCATATTTGTTTCCATATTCCATTATGCAGCCGTTTCCTACTTGATAAAAACTAGCTACCATACTTTCAGTCATGTAGTCCATTATTTTTCCATATCTTTCAAGTAGTTCTACTAAGTTAATAGCTCCATGTATTTCTGATTCCATAACATAACTTCTATCATCTTGATTTTCTACTAAGTTAAGTTTCATGTTCAATCTCCCTTTCTAATATAATTTGTTGAATTAAATTAATCCATCTACTTATTTGTAGAATTCAATTCATCTGATTTGCTAAAAAAAATATCTTCTATTGTTACTCCAAATATATCAGCTAATTTCTTAGCTTTGTCTAGTGGAGGTTTAGCTATTCCTAATACTTATCCTTGTTGCTATTAAAATTTACTTTTATATTACTCACATCACATTCATAAACTTCTGCTAATGTTTTAGTAGTTATTACTATTTCATTATTAAAATTCACTGGTGTTAATCCACTCATATCTACCCCTCCTTAAAATACTGAATATTTTTTATCAATAAATCCGTTGTTCCATCTGGATTATTTATAATTTTGTATTTACTACTATCTTTAAAAGCATTAAATTTATTTTTTATAACAAATCCAGTATCTGTTTTTATTGATCTTATCTTAAACTCTTTTTCTACTACTTTTTTATCTATGTTAAAGCTATCATAGATATCATATTTTTCTAATGTCCCTTTTATATCTCCGTCTATGCCACTTAAATCTATAAACTTGTTTATATCCATGTTACTTGTTGTATCAAGCATACACTCCAATGTCTTTATAGCATCTTCTTTTTTATCCATTTTTTCAAAGCCTACATCAATATACATTTGTGCTATGTTTATAAATACTCTAGTTTTATATGTGTCATCTCTTATTATTTCAGCTTTTAAAAATTCCTTAAATATTGATTCTTCACTTGATTCTTTATCTAATATTACTAAGTCATATAGTGGCATTAAGTTTTCTTCATGTATTAATGCACATTGTTTTAATGTAGTTGAAATTGTTTTCTTATTTTCAATAATGTTTATATTAAATTTATCTTCTATAAGATCTATTGTTGTACTATATGTCTTTTTATTTTCCAGTCTCATAATTGCTATATTTTGAGTTGCCTTTACTGTATATTGACATATAACAAGTGTTACTGGTTCTAATATATTGTTATTTTTCATTAGGTCATAATAATGTGCTGCTATTTGTTTACTCGCATTTGTGAAATTATCCTCATCCTCAAAGATACTGTTACAACAATCTTGAATAAACTCTTCAGCATATTTCCATTTTGCCCTCATTGTTTCATCATGTTTTTGACATTTTGTTATAAGCTTCTTTAAGAATTTATCTACATCTGAATAATCTTTTCCTATAAAGTCAGCTAACATCGGTTTGTCTAAATTTATATCCAGCATATGTACAATGAATTTATCTATTATCATTGTTTATTCCCCCTATTAGTATCTTTTTTCACCTTTCGCATTTCTATAATTATCTTTGAATGTCTCATAATCAGAATCCATATAAGCAGTTATAAGATTAATTGCTTCATTAGCTCCATAACAAAGTGATGTTGCATATCCTTGTTGTTCTAACTTAAATAGCCATTCCTGTTGCTCTTTACTTGCCTTTTTAGTACTATCTTTTTTAAGTTCTATGTATAGGCCATGAAATCCCATTCGAGGTACTGGCATACACAAATCTGGCACACCTTTTCTTAATCCAATTCTTTTTAGCTTAGCCCCATTTTTTCTTTTACCTTCATTCGGTATATGATAAATCATTTCATATTCTGGTATATATGCGCTCATACTATTACAGTAATTTATAATTTGCATTTGTTCGGAATCTTCTGTTTTTTCTCTTAGATAATATGTTTTACTATATTTACTCAAATCAATTCCCCCTATCAATTCAATCTAATTAGTGTATATTTAAAAAATTTATATCCAGTAAACTCATTAAATCCTACATATGTACTATCTTTTTCTAAGTAATAATCTTTATATTCTTTTGATTGTGTTACTTCTTCTTTAAAGAATTGACTTCTTGTTATTACTTTTACTTTTACAACTGGCTTGTCTAAATTTTTACTACTGTTCCATGCAGCACCATTAAGTTGTTTAGCTTCTTCTTTATTTGTTTTCGTATATTTTAATAAATAAGCTGCTAAATCTTTATATTGTCCACTTTTATCCAGTAAGCTAATCTTGATAAATCCTTTATTCCAGCACTTTTGGAATATAGAAGTATCTATAGCATTAACTACAAAATGAAAATGTAATGCTTTTCTTTTTCCTACTTCTGCTACTGCTATATATTTAAGTTCTTTTCCTTGTTTTTTATATTCAGTTCTTACTTTTCTTAGCAACTTCTTTTTATCGTCTTTTAACTCTTCTATGCTATTTGGTCTAAGATCTTCTTTATAAGAAAAAACTATATGATAATCTCCACCTGTAAAATTACAATTTAGAAGTCTAGTTAGCTTTAATTCTTTTTGTCTGTAATTAACTTTTTCTTGTTGTTCTGTTGTTACATTCTGCTTAGGCTGTCTACATACATCATTTTTAAACTTTGCATGTTTTCCTTTAGGGAAGTATCTTCTGTCATATTTTTTAACAATTTCTACTACCCTTCCTGATATTATTGTTTTTTTTACATATGCCATTTTTTACACTTCCCCCAAATAATATAAATCCTGCTTTGTTCTAAAGTTAATACTATTTATCAAGTCGGTAGCACCCCCCAGTGCATTGGTTTTTCCGACTCGATTTAAAAATTAACTATGCTTCTATAAACTCTAAATCTATTACTTTATCTGTGTCATGGTCCTTTAATGTTACTTCTATATCTTCTTCCTCTGTTTTTATAACTAATTTCCCTTCTATTATGCAAACCATCATTTTATCTTTTCCCCTTCCCTTTCCTACTAAGAAGTTTTTTAAATATATTTTATTTTGAATACTTTGCCTTTTGAAAATCTTTTTCTGTCATAAACACTTGAATGTTATCGTAAAGTTGTAAATTGAAAGGTTTTTTAGCTCCTACTTTTATGAAAACATCAGGTAATCCATCATCTCTTTTTCTGTTACCTGCTTTAATTCTTCCAGTAAAAGTTTTTATACGATTTTCATCTGAAAACATTTTAACTGTCACTGGTGTACCTACTGGTAATGTTCTTACTACATCATGCCATATTCTTATAAGTTGTCCTTCTGTCTTTGGCGCTTTTTTTACTTTTTGATTAGCTTCTTGATTAGTCTTTTGATTAGCTTCTATTTTTTTTGGTTGTCTTGTTTTTAAGGCTTCTATTAATTCTGCCTTATTCATTTTGCTTCTTCCTTTTATATTTAGTTCTTTTGCTGCTTGTCTTAACTCTTTTACTGTCAAATCTTCTAGGTGTTTCATAATTTTTTCCCCCTTAAATTTAACTTAAAATTCTCCTCCAGCTGCAACCCATTTATCGTAGGAAATCCTATCTATTCTATATTCTCTTCCTACTTTCGCAACATAAAAAGAATTATTTTTCTTTCCATACTGAATTAAACTTCTAACATATGCTTCACTACAATTCAAATACTTAGAAAACTCTTTTACTGTCATATAATCTCTAGCTTTAAATTCATCATTTGTTCTAAATTTTTGAATTATTTCATCTAAATCAATCCTTTCTAAAATAGAATTAATTAGATCAGCTTGAGCTATATTCCTTATTATAAATTTTTCTGTTTCTGTTGCCATTTCTATTTCCCCTTTTAAGTTTTTTTAATTAGGCGAGTTTACCTCGCCATTTTTCATTGTTTTTCTTTTTCTTTCTCTTTTTGTTTTTCTAATTCTTGTTTTGCGTACAATGCTTGTGCAACCATCCATATGCCTCTCACATCTGTGTCATTTAAATTATTTATTATAGATGCAATTTCATTCGCTAAAGCCTTTTTTCTTTCTATTTCATTCATTTTCTGCCCTCCTTTTATAGCAACGATTGTTAATATACTTATATATTATAGCAAAGGTTAATATAAGTCAACGTATTTTTGCTATTTTTCTTGTTTTTTTTAGCAGTCATTGTTATAATTTCTATATAATAAACTTTGGAGGTTGAAAAATGAATAAAAGAATAAAAGAATTAAGAAAATATTTGCAGTATAATCAAAAGCAGTTTGCAGATGCGCTGGGAATTGCCCAGACTTCTGTCAGCTTCCTGGAACGAGAAGGTTCCAATGTAACTGAACAAAATATCAAAACTATTTGTACTGTCTTTAATGTCCGCGAAGAATGGTTAAGAGAAGGTAAAGGAGATATGTTTAAATCATTATCACCAGATGAAGAATTAATAAAATATATTTCTGAATTAGTACAAGATGGAGATCAACTTAAAAAGGATTTAATTCTTACTATTTTGAAATTGGATTCTGAAGATTGGAAGGTTATAAAAAAAATAATAACTAGTTTAAGCTAAAATAAAAAAAGATAAGCATTTGCTTATCTTTTTAATACTTATAACTATTATAACTAGATACAAATATTTTTATTAATTTTAAATATTTTATATCGTGTATAGCTTCTATTTTTTTTACTATTTCTTTTTTTATTTCTTCCTCTTGTAATTTCTTATTCTCCATAAATTTACTCCCCTTTTTCAGAATTATAGAACATACATTCGATTAAGATAATTATAGAAGAAAGATATATTTTATTCAATATATTTTTAAGTTTATTTTTTGAAATTTTATATATAATAAATAACAAAATTTTTTTCATTTTAAAACTGATTTTAAAATGAAATTAGGAGGTTCTTATGCAAAATAATATAATAAGTGTATTAACTAGAAAACGCCGTAATATGTATGAAGTTTGTGTTAGATATATTGGAGAAGATGGAAAAGAACATCAAAAGATATATAAAAAATTCCAGAAAAAAAGGGAAGCAGAAAAATATGTTGTTGAATTAAAAAGCGCTATAAACAACGATAGATTTAAGCTTCCTAAGAATTTTACATTTGTAGATAGATGTATTAAATATTATGACGATAAATCACATGAGTATAGTCCTAAAACCATAAACAATGCTTATTCCATAATAAATAAACACATTAAATCTTTCTTTTTTAATGTAAAATTAACTGATATTACAATTAGTATGTATCAAGATTTCATGAATTATGTAGGTCGTTTAGATCTTAGTGATGCAACTAAGAAAAAAATATATCAAATAAGTAATGCTGTTTTAAGAGAGTGTTATAGGTTACAGGAAATCAACACAAACATTCCAGAATTTATAACTAAACCTAAAGCAATTTCTACAACAGATACTGATATATATACTCTTGATGAAATACGTACTATACTTGATAATTGCCAAAATACAAAATTTTTAGATATTCCTATTAATCTATTTCTTTTCGCTGGCATGCGCTTTGGAGAAATTGCTGGGTTATGTTGGGAAGACATAGATTTTCAAAACAATACTTTGCATATAAATAAAAATCTCATCTATGAAAATGGACAATATTATATGAGACGACCTAAGACTGAAAACGGGATAAGGGATATAACTGTTCCAGATGCTATTATGCATATGTTAAAGTCAGAAAAAATAAGACAAAATAAATTAGTATTACAAGGATTATATAAAAAAAATGACTTTGATGTAGTTTGTTTAAATAGTGAATTAAAATATTTAAGTATAAGTGGATTTTTACAAAGTTATAAAAGGTTTTTAAAAAAAATTAATATAAGATATATCCGCCCTCATAAGCTTCGTCATGCTCATGCTACATTACTGCTAATGTCTGGTGTAGATATGAAAACAGTAAGTGAGAGATTGGGACATTCTAAAATTGAAATTACTATGGATACCTATTCTCACGTATTGAAAGAAATGGATAAAAAAGCATCTGATAATATAGAAAAATTGTTACTATAATTATATTTTTGTTGGTCACTTTTTGGTCACTTGTAATAGGATTTGGTCACTTTTTGGTCACCAATTCCATTTTATACCATTTAATTAAATAGCTATTTTTCAACGTTTATTGCATTTAATATAGCTCTATTAAACCTTATTTATTTATCCCCCTAATAAGTATATATTTTAAGGCATCTACAATTTTTTCCCCCTTGTAGGTGCCTCTTTTTTTCTGTAATTTCAATAATTACAAGCTTTTTTCAATTTAATTCCAATTAACCTAAAAATATGTTTTGGTCACTTTTCGGTCACTAAAATATTTTTTTGAATTTAAATTATTTAAAATCTAATAGCTAAAATGTTAATATTCTTATATAATATAAATAGATGTTAATTAATGGTTGTTGGCCTTTTTATTATCATCTGGAGCATCTACTGTTGCAGCAGTAGGTGCTTCTTCTATTTTAAAACATTGTATTTCTTTTACACTATTTGCTGTAAAAATTTTACCATGTCCTTTACCTTTTAAGTTCATTAAAGCTTCATAGTCTCCACAAACTACTTTACTTGCTTCTTTTGTATTTGTCTTTAATCCAATTTTCGTGTTAATGTTAGATTTTAATACTCCTGGAAGTATTTCAGCATATGGTGTTTGTGTTGTTAATATAACATAAATACTTGCTGCTCTACCTTTAGATAATAACTCTCCTAGTAATCTATAAAACTCTTTATCTAATTTTGGATTAAAACTTGCTAATTCTTCAATTATTATAAATATAGGCTTAAATTGTTTATCTACTCTTCTTAAAATTTTATATCTCCTGTTCATTTCTTTTACTAGATCTTCTAATACTTCTTCTATATTTTCTTTACCTTCTCCATAGTACTTACATCTATTTTTATATCTATATAAATCTATTAATTTCGTATCTTGAATATAGAGATCTATATTTTTTCTTCTTATTAGATTATTTACAATAACATCTAAGCATACACTTTTGCCTGAACCTGTACTTCCTGCAATTAATAAATGACACTGATTCGGTGAACTATAGTCCCAGTAAATAATATTATGTTTATCTAAATCTATTCCTATTGGAACTCCTTTTTTGTTATCAAATTTATAATCTTCATAGTTATAAGTTTCATTTTGTTTATTTATACGTATTAATATTAATGTATTGTTATACTCTATTTTTAAATCATTTTGGTTTATCTTTAGAAAGGTTGCTATTTCTATTTTATATTTTATAAAATCATTTATTGAAAGGCCTATAGGAATAGTAAAATAAAACTCATTATCGCATTGGTGATGTAACCATGGATATTCTCCACTTCTATTACATAGGTTAATCTCAAAAAATAATTTATCCCAATTATATTTTTTCTTTAATAGTATATTCTCTATTGCTTTAGCAGCATTAAATATACTATCTATAAATAGATTAATCAATTATATCACCTACCTTTTCTATTTTTATGCTATCATATATAACTTTTATATCTTTCATTCTTTTATTTAAGCCTTGATTATTAATAACATATAATGTAGGCATAACAGGCCAATCTGTATTTTCTATTATTATCTCTTTAATTTCTTTATATTTTGATAAGCAGTCATTAGGACTTATTTGGACTTCAAGTAAAATTCGTTTTATTCTTTTATTTTTTCTTATCTTTAAGTATGCATCTGGAATTATATTGCCTATTTGTGGACTCTTCTTAAAATCTAAAATTTCATATTTATTCTTTATAAGCTTCACTAAAAAATCAGTTATATAAAGATCATGTGTTATTAATTTCTTTTTAGGTTGTTTATCAAGATAGTATACGTACATATTCTTAGTACCTTCTACATTAAACATCTTTCTATTTATATAACCTTCATCGCTTAGTTTTTTTAATCTTCTTAATGGTATATTTTCATGGATATCTGGAAATAATAATTCCTGTACTTGTTTTCTAGTACATATTCTACACATAGTTAAAAAACTTAAAATTTTTAGATCTCGTTCTTGCATATTATTTTCCCCCTTTTTCCTTTTATGTTTAATTATATGCAATACGGTTCACATATTTGACTATTTTTAGAAAAATTATTTGACTGACTATGTGATTAATTATGTGAAGTGTATTTTTTGCGCTTCACACTGTTTTTTATTGATATTGCTAGAGTTAGGCTTGTACAATCGAGTGGTTTAAATAAATAAAAAGCAGCGCCAATTTCTTTTTATTTATTGGCCCCGCCGCGCAGACTCCCCCATCTTTTATTTTTAGTTATTTTTTCCCGTTTCAATTTGAAATTAAAAATAACTAAAGTATCAGGGATATATTTATATTTAATTCTTATTTATTATACTTATATTATTTCCAGTTTAAAAATTTTTATACATTTTTTATAAATAATTTAAATATAAATTTATTTTACATATGTATTCTTATACCTTCTTTTAGATTTTATATTTTAAATTAATGTATTTAAAGTAAATTTTCTTAATCTATTTTAATTTTACAATATGTATGGACAAGCTATTTATATAAAAAAACTAGGGAGTAAAATTAATCCCTAGCCTTTTTATCTCCTTCTGATATATATTCCATGATATCCCCTGGTTGACAAGTTAATTATCAATATAAAGCATCAAAATTATAATAGGCTAAGGTATAAAACCTTAGCCTCCTAATAATAATGGTACTATAGCTGTTGCTAATAATGCTCCTAATATAAAATATCCTAATCTAAGTAACATGCGTATACCTCTTTTTTAGAAGTATAAACTTATATTAGTATATTTATACATATTAGCTCATATCGGCTCATTATTTCTTGAATGTTTCTACATATTTAGGAGATGCTGTTATATATACTCCTGATTTTAATCTATACATATCTGTTCCAGTTCTTTTTATAGTTTCTACTACAGTATAAACTCCACCTTTTGTAACAACCCCTATTACGCTTTTGCTTGTAAAGTCTGGTTTACTATGCATATTTATATCCTGTAATATTCTTACATATTTCACTTTATTATTTTCTACTATACTTGGGACTATTGTAACCTTACCTTTACCATTCGTACAATTAACTATTTGATTAACAGATATTTTGCCTGCTTTTAGGTTATAACAATCCAATCTAAATTGTTCATATTTATCTTCGTTTAAAACCATGTAAATTGGACATAATTTATAAGCACGACCAACTACATCAGTATGTCTAATTATATCCTTTTTAGGATTAAGTCCTTTATTAGCACATAACCAAGTACATAACCATACCATAGATTTATATGTAGCATCTGTATAATGATTATCAGAACCTGTTGTTGCAACTTCGACTCCTATTGCATAATCATTTGCACTATTAGTACAATAGCATTTTTCAGTTGTAGGTATTAACTGATAGATAGTACCGTCAAGATCTATAACAAAGTGAGCACTAGCATATATATATTTTCCATTAACTTTGTACCCGTTAGCAACTACATTATTAAAATAAGATACAGTCTTATAACCTGGTACATCTGCTTCACCAGTATAGTGAATCGCTACTTTTGTGTAATTTAATGGAGTTCCAGGTCTACCATATTTGTTTTTCTTTTGCCATTTTTCAACTATTGTTGGTTTTACTATTGACATTATATCATCTCCTATTTATTTTCAATTAAAGCCTTGAAACTTTGGTGCAATCCTACACTAGAAAGCCCACTTAAAAGCCCTCCTAAGAAAACATTCATATCAAATGACTTAGATATTGCTATGTTTAATACAACACCTAATACAGCCATTATGAAAGGAATATACTTATTAGGAATAAAGTCAAAGCTAGTTTTTATAACATATCCTATTCCACAACAACCTAATACAACTCCAATGACTAAATAACTATTAATAACATTTAAATCTATCATAATTAACCTCCTATTCTTCTAAGTGATCTATTCTGTGATGTGCAGACTTTGTTGAATCTTCTACTTTTGCCATTCTTTCTACTAAATTGTTATGCTTATCGACTCTATTTGATAGAGTATTTATTTCTTCTTTTATGCTATTAATTTGTTCCTGCATAACTGCAGTTGTTTTACTATTCGCAAAGTAAGATCCTACTAATGTTCCAATAAATGCAATCGCCGCAACTATTACTTCTGTATCCATATTCTTCTCCTTTCTATATAAAAAGACTGTATTTCTACAGTCCTTTAAAAGTTTTATATATTAAATACATAAATATAATAATTTTACATTGTTATCACCTCCTTAAAATAATCCATTTTAATATTCATGTTTTACTCTGTCTTTTAGTTCTGCCTTCTTTCCGTTGTTCCATCTGTTAGTTGTTCCTACTAGATATCCTGTAATTCGTCTAACTCTTTCAAATTCGACTGGTGCTAATTTATATTCTAGATCAACGTATCCTAATTTATCTAATGTTATATTAAGATATTCTATCTCTCTATTTGGATTATTTTTTCTTACATGTTTTATATAAGCCTCTATTTCTTCTTGTTCTATTGTAATTCCCTCTGGAGTTTTTATGTTAATTTTCATGTTAAATTCTCCTTTCTATAATAAAAGGACTGTATTTCTACAGTCCTTTTTATTGCGCAATCTTTTTAAATAAAATAGTGTGTACAAATGTTGCAATTTCAATACTTTTATGTGTTTTTAAGTAAAAAAATGCGAACTAAATATTTTTAAAGAAAAAGACACTCTTTATTCAAAAGTGTCTTTCCTATACTATTCTTCTATTTTTATTTTGCCTTCTTCTTTTAGCCTCTTGTACTCCTCATATTCTTTTTCTTCTTTTATAAATTCTTGCATTTTCATTTGAAGAAATAGAGATAGACTTACACCTCGCTTACAAGCATACTTATAAAACTCTTCGTATAAGTCTTCTGGTACAGACACATTCAACCTTTTAGTAGTCATGCTATCACCTCTTAGTTGAGTATATAGCATTTAATTTATTTTGTCATTGTTACTTTAAAAATTTTATGTAAATAACCAAATAGCTTTACCGCATTTTTTACATACTATACCGACTTGATCATGTGTTTCCCAGAAATCAAATTTTTCTATTGTTGCATATTGACCTTCATCTTCTCTTACAGGTGTTTGTTCTCCTGTTTCTTCATCGATAGTATTAAATTCCTCTATATTTCCACAATCACACATTATTTTCATAATATCACCTCTTGTGTAAATTATAACACTTTACACATTTTTGTGTAAAGTGCATCACAATATTTTTAAATTGCGAACTAAATGGGTATTAAAAAAGACTAGAAATTAATCTAGTCTAAAATTTCTATTATTTCATATTTATTATATATTTTATATGTTGGGTCTATAATAATCTCTTTCCCATTGTCTAATTTAATATAGTATTCATCTTTTGCTCCTACCCCAAAACTTTCATGTGAAGGGTCGTAATTTACTTTTAAAAGTTTCCCTGTGTATATTTTATTACTTTTAAAAAAGTTTTTTTCTAAAATTTTTAATAAACTTCCTATTTTCAACTCCATGATATCACCCCTTATAATTTATATTATATTTGATATTATTGAGTTGAAACAATATTTTTTTACATATATTGTTCTATAAATTTTATGATTTTATAAGCAATAATCTTATGCCCTATACTATTTGGGTGCACTTTATCAGCTTCGTATGAATCTCCATCTTTTCCATCTGGTTTAAAACAAAGACTATTGTGTGTATCATCCCAAGGTCTTAATCCACTTTGAGTATATAAATCAAGGAAAGGGATTGAATAATGTTGACACACTTCCTTTTCTGCTTTTAAATAATCCATATACCACCCGTCTATACCATATTGATTAGCATTTCCAGTACAACCATTTGGAATATTGCCATTCAATCCTCTAGGCGTACTACTTATAAAACCTATTGCTTTTGTAGGATATTTTGTGATAAGTGCTTGACAAATTAAGTGCATAACCCCATAAACGCTATTATTACTTGGTTCGTCTGTAAAATTTCCTAATGGCAATCCAGTATATGTAGTTCCATCAACAGTAAATGAACCACTTGTCCCATCATTCATATTTCCCATTATTAATATTACATCAGCATCTGAATTATAATTATTAATTCTATCAATAATTTTTGAATTTTTAACAAATCCGGCTCCACTAACTGCATAATTTTTTACACTACCAAATGGTATTTCTTCCATTACATAATCGACCCAGTTTTTTGATGCTCTTAAATTTTTATTAGTAATACTATCACCATCTACAATTAAATTTTTACCATAAAATCTATTAACATACGATAAATTTTTCTTTGTAATTTCTAGCCATTCAAATTTTCTAACATCTTCAACATCAAATTCTTCTACTTTTGAAAGTTTTAATGTTTCTAAATTGATTAAACTTAAATTTACTGTTATAAATGCTATGCTTTGATTTGTTATAGTAAATTCTTTAGGTTCATCAAGCCCACTTCCAGTAAATTGTGATATAGCATTTTTTTCATTATCATATCCAACATATAAAACCTGTGCATTAGTAAATTTTTTTAATAGTTGACTACTTATTTTATAAGTTTTTCCTGTTTCTACTGGTATATAATCGCTATGAGCACATTCAGCAGAAATAATATCGTTATCTTTAAATTTTACTATTCCTTTTGTTATTGTTGTTTTATCAAATAGATTAGGATTTTTAATTTGTGAAGGAAAAACATCAGTATTTTTTATAACATCAATTATAGTTTTATCTATTATATCTGACTGAAAATTTTTATCTATATTATCTCCTGTTATGTTCAACCATCCTAACGTATATTTTTGTAAAAATTCAAAATCATCTTTTAAAGAAATTAAAAAGTTATCTATATAATTAAGATTAAATCCTACTCTTATATATTGAATTTCTTCATCAGTAATTGTAAATTCATATGAATCAGTTGTATTATTACCTTTTAAGATAGTTTTTGGTTTTTCACCTTGTGCTACATATAATCCAACAAGATTTTTATTAAATGAATCATTTTTACTGTTAAAATCTTGATGTGATATTTTATAAGTTTTTCCTATTTCTATTGGTATATAATCTGTTATTCCATCTCCATTAGATGTAAAAGTTTCTGAATATGAATTATCTTTTGTGCCCCATAAAATTACATTTTCTGTAACTGTAGTAGCATCAAATAAATTTACTCCTATTTTAGGATTAATTTTTGAACCTGTTATAGAGTTGTCTTTAATATTTATAGTATCAACGCTATTTTCTCCTAATGTAAGACTTGTAAGTGTTCCATCGTCTATTTTTGCTTGAATTATGCTTGTTAATTGTTCATCTGTAACTGTAGCAGTAGGTATCTCAACAGTGGCAATTTGAGTTCCGTCATTTAATAATTTTAATGTTTGCCCACTCATACTCATTGAAATTTTGGATAAATCAACGTCACTTCCACCTATTTCAATTCCATTACCTAATAATGTTCCATCTTGCTTTTTGATATATACTTTTCCATCTGTATGTTTTGTTAATGATAAGTTCGCAATATCTTTACATTGCGAACTATTATTGTATATGCCTTCTTCTATCTTATTAAGTTTTTCTTTGGTGATTACATCTCCATCTAACCATTCAGTTTTGATATAATTACCTTCGTCGTCAACTACACTAACAGCTTCTCCAGTTGTTGTCTTTGCTAAACCTACAGTTGCTACATTAACTTCATTTGTATCTGTTATAACCTCTTCATCTTCAAAAATATGTTTATTTATATGTATTTGTCCTATTACTGGTGGAATACTTAATATACTATTTTTTTCTTCATCTAAAAGACTTATTTGAAAATCATAATCTCCCATTTCAATATCTTCATCAATTAACTCTTCAGTTATAACAAATTCACATTTCCCTTTTTTTATTTGTTGATCTTCAAATACTTTTTTTACTTTATCACCTTTCATCCATCTAAGAGTAAAAATTGTTGCTTCTGTTTTTTCTATTATGTTATTTTCTAATTTTTTTGCAAAATTCCAAATCGAATTAACTATACTTATGTTTATTGTTATATTCTTATCGTTTTTATATAAATATAAGTCATTGTCTAAAGTTGCTGTATTCCCTTTTACTGTAATTGTAACATCAGAATATATCATATTTTCCTCCTTTAATATTTAATAATATTAATTTAATTTAGCAGTTATTTTACAATTACCACTAAATACTATATAATGATTTTTATCATATGTTCCTTGTACTCCAAATCCTACACATTCTCCATTTTTTATTGCATTTAATACTGTTGAATCTGTAATTTTAATTGTTTTTGTCTCATTTACATTTATTCCAAAATCAAGGCTCCATGTACTTAGAAAAGTAGGCGCTCCTGAAGGTTCAGTTGTATGATTATGCATTTTAAGAGTAGCAGTTTTTTCACCAGAAATACCGCCAGCTTGTCTTGTTACAGTAAGAGTGATTTCATTAATAGTTTTATCTTTTAATTTAGATGAGAATTGAGTGTCAAATAACCAAATACCATCACAGTCACCATATCCGTAATCTCCTTGTCGTGCAGTGTTATCATTCTTCCATCCAGTGTAAACATTATGTCGATATGCATTACCTCTTATGCTATTCAAAGTAACTATAGAAGATGTTGAACTCGTATTATCATTAGTACCTACTTCAGACGTAGTATCTTGAGTAACATTATTACTGTTATATATTATCTGTGAAGTACTATCATGATTCAATAACCCATTTATATTAGTTCCATCCTCAATATAAATAGTACTACCCATTATAGCATTATCAGCTATATTATTAACCTTTCCAGTCATATTAGATGTATATATTTTTGTACCTAGCTGAGCTATTATTCCATTTTCAGAACCATTAACTTTTACATTTTTTGCGTTTATGAAGGAATTTCTATATCCTTTTATGGCGTAGCTATCAGTCTCTGTTTTTGAATACACCTCAATGTTTGATATGCTTACATAATTACAATTATCAACAAATACTGAACTTTGGTGAACTCCATCTTTCACTAATGTGTCCGGAATAATAGCTGTTGATGTTCCTATAGTCTCATATACTTCCTCTTTTTCTGTATATGCAGTATTGAGTGATATCCAACCTGATAATCCATTATATGTAGTATAGCCCCAATTGTTAGCATCAATTTCCGTTACCAGCAATTGCGCTCCTGGAGGTAGTGTTTGAACTAATGTGGCAGAAGAATTACCTTCTTCTCTCATGTTAAGATTACCAGTTGTCTTATAATTATATTTTAGGGTTTGAGTAGTAGTTCCTTTTCCTCTTATAAGAACTTTAGCAGTATTATCAGCTGTATATATGAACCCGTTCAAATTGCCGTTAAATTGTATTCTTAATTCTCCACCATTAAATCCTACAACTTGAATCCTTTCAGATAGTTCTGAATCAACAGTAATTGTTACTATATATCCATTAAAATTTTTTGGAATATCATTAATACATTTTTGTAAGGAGCTGTAAATTGCTCCATTTTCTAGAGTATCAGTAATATTTGTTGAAGAAGCATCTATTATTATATTTATATTATTTCCTATTGTAGTAAGTAAATTAGAGCAATTTATTTTACTTACTGTAAGAGTATTTGTGGTTATATCACCAGAAACATTTAATCCTTCTACTTCAAGATCTGAAGATATCTTGCCACTATCAGCATTTATTTCTCCAGCAAACTTACCATTAGTGGCCTCTATAGACCCATCTTCTAATATTTTGAAGTTTCCATTAGCTGTAACCAATCCTTCTAGATTAATATTTTTAGCTTTTAAAAGTATATCAGAGTTTGATAATAGTTCTATAAAATTAGGAGTTAATACTATACTAGACTCATCTTCCCCATCACTTGCTATCATTTTAAATTTATTAACTAACATAACAAGTGATGGAATAGCTTTCATATCTATTAAAATGTTATTATCATCATCTTTATATATAAAAGTCTTTCTTCCATTTTCCGTTAAAATATTTAATAAATCATCTACTGTTGCACCTATTTTATTATTTTTTAGTTCATCTATTTCTTGTCTTATTGTTTTATTTTTCTGCTCCTGTATAGAACTTGTTATTGTATTATATAGCTTATCATATTCAGTAAGTAAATCTACTAATTCATTGTCATCATCTTGTGTAATTTCACCAGCTTCTAATATTTTCTGTATTAAGTTTTGTAAAGATGCAGCAGTTTTATCATAGTTTTGTTTACTCTCTACTATATCACTCATATTTACTCCTTCCTAATTCTAGCTACAAATAATAATTTATCATCTGTGTTTTGTTTTATTTTTTTTATTACAATACAAGGTGTTTTATTTGTTACTTCTATACTAAGTGCATCTCCTTCTTCATCAAATCCATATACCATTGCAACGTGTGAAATTGACATATATCTTCCATTTTCTTGTCCGTCTCTATCCCAAAATAACAAATCACCAGCTTCTACATTACTCCAATTTGTAACATCAATTCCTCCCATTACCCATCCTTGTGTAACACAATATTGTGCTTGTTCTGCTGCTGTTCTTGGAAATGTAAATGCCCATGCATAATTAGGATCTTTCTTTAATTTACTTGTTGTTTTTCCATAAGGAGATTTATCATAAGATAATCCCATACATAATAATTTTACAAATGTAGAACCATCTATATTAAATAATCCATCTACTTTCCATTTACTTATATTAGCTTGTGGATTTGTATAATTAAGTGCTGTTGGAGCATTATATTTAAATTTTTCTTTATTGTCGTAATAAGTTTTTGCTAGTTTTACAATATCACTTTTACCTACGAAATCTGAAAAATCTTTGTAACTTCCTCCTTTTGCAAGCCCTGATACTACTCCATAATATTTTTCTGTTACTTTATCATCTTTAGTAGAGGCCATAACTGTTATATTATATTCTGTATCGGCATTTGGGATTAATTGCCCTGCTTTACAATCAGTTCCTTCTAAATATAGTATTTTACTTTGTGTTACTTTAGTAGGTTCAGAATTTTTATTGGTATGAAATTTCAATTTACTCCAATAATTTTCTTTTACTGCACTTGGTAATAAAAATGTAATATTTTTAACCACATCATACTTATAAGTATTATTGTGATACATTACTATACTTACATTGTTAATTACATTCTCATATGGTTTATCTTCATCCTCTGACTTATCTTGTGGCTTAGTTTCTGGAGTACTTGGATTATATATGCCACCTATTGCTTTTTTAAGTATATGTTTTTTTACTATATTGTAATATCGTTGAGAATTTTCTTTACTGTCAAATCTATATCCTCCACTTGAATAATTACTATCTACCATACCATTAGAAGTAAGACCTTCATTTATATCTAAATAAATAATATTTTCTTCTGTATTAGCAAAATTTTGCATTTGTGCATTAAATAAGTCTATATTATCATTTACAGTTTGATATTCTGTATAACTACTATTTACTTTAAGTTCACTTGCAATAAAAATAGGAGTATTTACATATGAAGATTTTAAAGCTAATATTAAATCTTTATATTCTTGTACTCCTTTATTAGTAAGATCATTTATTCCAAAATGAGTATAAATATATGGTACGGTAGAAGGATAATCTAAATAATCGTAACTATTATTTTTTTCAACAACTTTTATTAAAGTTTCATCATTATAATAGTCACTAGGTATAGCTCCTACAACTCCTTTTAAAGTAACTTCATTCATCTCTTCTACTATAGAATCTCCAATATCACTTTTACTTCCAGTATCTAATCCTTCAGAACCTGCACTTCCACCACTATTATTATTATTTGTTATTTTATCAGCTTCTACTAAATCATATGGACGTAAACAAAATCCATACTTATAAATATCTGAATAGACTGCCATATAACGAATTGCATTAGGCCAGTAAGCCCACTGTCTAGCATGGGCAACCATATGCGTTCCATTTTCTTTTCCACAATAAATAAGTGTGTGATGAGTAAAGCCTACTTTTATAGCTTGAGTTCTTGTAAAAGTAGTTGGACATTGTTTATTACACATCATTATTATGTCCCCTGGTAACATATTTTCAATTGTTTCTTTTGTTATTTTAAACATTACATATCCATCTTTTTTAGTTGTATTAGCTACTAATGTTCCATAATAACAACTAGCTGAATAAGCACTTTCTAATCCTGCTTCTAGATATGCACATGAAACAAGCGATGAACAATCATAACAAATAGGATTGCTTAGTCCATAGAATGTTCCAGGATGTTTTCTAGGTTTTCTAAAATTTACTGTTCTATATGTTTGGTCGTATGTTGCTAACTTGTCAGTATGTTGCTGACATATAGCTTTTGCTGTATCTACAATTATTTCTCTTATCTCACTACCACTTTTTTTTTGTGATACAGTAGATACATTGCTTGTTATATTAGTTGTTGTTACTATATTATTTTTAACTTCTGTTTTTATCTTGCCTACTCCATATCCCATTTTATTTCCACTTGAATCAATATAATATGGTAATTGTCCATTTTCTGATTTATACCATTGTAAATATAATTCTATGTTTGTGGGTGTACCTGCTCCCCATGTATTTTTATATTGTTGTCTATAACTTCCCCAATTACATCTTCCACTTTCTAGTTCTTCATAATATTTTGCTTTAACTTGATTACTTTGTGCTGATAAACTTCTTTTATTAACAAATGTATAATTATATTTTTCAGCTACATATTTACATATACACCAATATACTCCTCCTGGTCCAAAGTTATATCCTACCAAAGTTGCAAATATATTTCCTCTAAACTGTTCTATATTTATTCTCATTTCATTACAGCCAAACATTATTTGATTGCTTATATTCTTATCTACACTAACTCCATTTAAAATAATATTTCCTGCTGCATATGGTTGCATAGTTGAATAAGATGGAGTAAAACTTTTTGTTGTCCCATCTAGAAATTTTATCGTTTGCTTTATACCAAAAAATGCACTACGTTCACACATCATAGCTCCATATCCACTTCCAGAGCTTTTGCCATGTGCACTTGGATTTCCACCACTCTCTGCTATTATTACAGCTACTACTAAGTTTTTATCTAATCCAAATTTTTCTGCCCAATAAGGAACAATTATATTTAATTTGTATTTATTATTACTACTTAATATATTACTTACAGTTGTAGTATTTTGCTTTGTTCCTAAATTAAAAGTTTTATAATGTTGTACAGCTTCATAATATTCCTGATTTATTTGCGAACTTGGAGGTATTGTTCCATTAGGATCATCATCTGTAGATGCATCTCCTTCTTCACTAGTAATTGTTGCACATTTATATTTTCTAATATCCGCTATACGTTCATCACCAATCCAAAGCCCTCCATCCGTACTATTTATATATATTTTAGTATAGTCTTCACTATCTTCTGCTATTTCTGGTAATTGTGGTATTGCAGGATTAATTTCATTTATTAATTTATTGTATATTTCATCAATTTCTTTTTCTTCTATTCCTAATTTAGTTAAATATTCTTTTAAAGTAAGAATATCTGCTATAGTTAATTTGCCTATACCTATATCATTTATTTTCTTTATAGCTTCGTTTATAATACTGTCTCTATCTAAATTTTTTATATTACTTCTTACTTCCTTATAATTTGCAAATATAGCTTTATTATTTTCTCTGTTGTCAGATAATTGTAATTCTGTTATTCTAGCTTCTAATTGAATAGAAGGATAAAATTTATCATTTACAATATATACTGTATCGCCTATTTCAATATCGTCATATTCTTCTTCAGTAAGATATATAGGTATATCATATGTATATTTTTCTTTCTTTAATTCTTGTAATTTATAATAAGCATTCCAAATTAATTCAGAGGGATTACTATCATTAGTTTCATAAGGTTTTAAAATATATTTTCCTTCATTACTAAACATATCATGTGCTTCTGGATCAACTATAAAATCTTGTCCTAAAGGTTTATCTAAAGGAAATCCATTTGCTTTATACCATTCAATTTCTTTTATTCCAATTCCATTTGAGCCTACAGGAATTAATCCTGAACAAAATTCTATAGCATCTCCATCTCTACTACTTCCATATGTATTAAAATCATAATCAAATCTTTTATAAGTTTTTCTTCCACGTTCTCCATCTGCATATATATTTATTATCTTTCTATATTTTCCATTTATGCTATTAATTAATTCAAAATCAAATTCTATTTCTATGTTTTTAAATATAGGTATACATTGTTGTATAGCACTATAAATTGGAGTAGGTTTTTCTATCTCTATAGTTCCTATAACGTCATCTAATTTAGGACTTATATATCCTATTTCATAAGATGTATCTTGTAATATGGTCTCTAATACTTTTCTTATATTACCTTCTATTATGCTTTCTCTAACCGAATCCTCATATAATTCTAATCCTATAAACTCCGATTTTACTGTTCTTACTGTAGAATTTATAATTTCATCATCGCTATATTCTTTTATTTGAAACATCTTTATTTTATCTTTTCTTTTGAAAAGTACATAGTTCATATTTTTAATATACTTTTCAATATCATTATTTAATATAACTGAAAAATTAAATATTTCTGCTCCTGTTTCTAAATATGAAGTATATGTATAGTCATAAAATACTTTTTCTCCTGTTTGATTAGATAGTATGCATACAATTTTTTTATTTCTATCGAGAATATATAATTCCGTAATCATTTATATACCTCCTATCCATTTTTCTCTTATAACTGCACTTGCTACTGTATCTTTATCATTGCTTATTACTTTTATTTTTTCTTCACCATTTTTACACATAAAAAATCGACTACCAATATCAACTAAATTATCGCAACTTTGATGATTTAAATAAGCGCAATGATTTTCTAAGTCAACATCTAGTATGTCACCTTCTTTAAAATAAGTTATATCATTTTCATCTTCATCTGATATAGGATTAATACTATCTACTTTAAGCCATTTCATAGACATATCGCTACATTTTTCCATAGAATCTGCCATTGTACCTATATATAGGCATATATATCCTAAACCTTCATCTGGAAAAGAATTTGATTTTATACTGTTAACTGATTTTGTTTTTATAATATTTCCGTCATTTATCTTTATTACCTCAGCACTCCAAACAAATTCATTATTTATTTTTTCTCTTTTTATAGATAATTTCCCGAAGAAATCATTCCAATCGCCCCATGCTCCAGATAGGTAATTACTTATAGAAATAGATGTTTTACCATCATTTTCTGTTACTTTATATTCCTTTTTAGGTTCTGGTAATGTTTTATCATCTTCAAGTATACATTTTTCACCCACATATACTTTAGGTGATGTATACTCAAAGTATTCACTTTGGTCTGATAATTCTAATTTACCTATTTTTACTCCATTTGTTGAAAATAAATATAATTCTATAGTTCCTGTTTTGTCATCAGCTGTAACTTCTGTTTCTTTTTCATCATATGAAAATGTAACGTTTCCTGCTTCAACTAAATTAGCTTTACATACATAACCCATTATTCCATCAAATTCTTTGTCTAACTTATAGTAATATCTAGTTATACCTTGACTATCTACATCAGTATATTCTTTGCTTGTAATCACTCTTAAAACTTTTCCGGTGCCTACTGTCTTAATTATTTGTGATGTCATAGAAGGTCCACTTCTTAAAGGTGTATTCATTTTAGTTACCATATTTTTAGTAGTAGTTGTTACTGTTGAATCTTCTACTACTAAAGTAAGATAATTAGCACTGCAATATCCTGTTTTCCCATTGTATGTAAAACTTACCCATCCGTTAGATTTTATTCCATTATATATTTTATATCCTTTTTGAAGTGCTCCTAACTTTTTATATTTAGTACTTGGTCCACTCCTAACATTTAAACTTGATACAGTAACTTTATAATAAGTTGTTTTATTTCCAGAGGTAATAGTCTGCGTATCAGTATTTTTTACTGTAGGATCTCCATTTATCCCTGTACTTTTATGTGTAAAAAATGCTTCTACTTTAAATTCTTGTAATGTTTCTTCTAAGTTTATTCTATATAAAGCCCCTCTCCATTTTGTTGTTGTATTCCCTAGTGTTGATAATCTTATCCCTTCTCCTTCATCTGTAATAGCCATAGTTCCATCTATACTTCTATCTGGATTTATAGTTGCACTACTTTGTACCCAATTAGTCATTGTTTTACAATCCTCGTATAGTATTTCTGTAGTAGCAGCTTTTACAGGTATACCTAATATAGGGTATTTCCCAATTAATATTTTTTCACCAGTTGATTCTAATTCTAATTGACAAAAATATGTATCTTTACTAAATCCAATACTTATAAATGGTGGTACTGGTCTATTACCATTATTCGTTATGTTTATAATTCCATTTTCACTTTGAAACATTTTACTTTCTTTTGAAAAAAAATAAGGAACAGGACAATATAAATTTATAACTAATTCACATGAATATAATCCAAGTTTTTCAGGTGCATCAATTTGATCTTCTATCATTGCTAATATAAATTTTCCATTTCCTAATGAAAATTCTTTAAGCCCTTCTACATCAAAAATACTTCTTAATTCATTTATTTTTTGATTGTATTCAAATTCTGTATCACAATCTATCAATATTTCTATTTCTATTTTATAACTATTAGTTTTAAATCCGTTATATCTTTCTCCGTCAATACTTGCTATATCTAATTTTTCAATTTCTCTAGAAGATAAAAAAGGTATTTTTATATCTTGTATCTCACATACTTCAGATAAAAAAATACCATTATAAGTTACATCTTTATACTTATCAAAATACATTTTATATTCCTCTCAATCTATTTAGTTGATTTTTTCGGGCATTTATATCTTCTTCTACATGTTTTGAAGTTAATTGTCCTACTTTTTTAGCATCCATATTGACTTGTAAATTTAATCTTTCTAAAGCTGCTATAAAACTATCTGTCATTTTGTCGTAATTTATTTCTTTTGTATTATTTATTTCTCTTAATTTACTATCTAAATAGCTGTAAAAATTATCTAATGGTAAAATTGCTTCCAATTATGTTAACCTATAGGCTCTTTATCCTATAGTTCTATATGTTTCCATATAGTTCGGACTATCTCTTAACCCTCGCCTTTACGTTAGGGTTGTTCGCACTCGTGGATATTTTTGCATATAAAAAAAGAACTTATTACAAGTTCTTTCTACTTAGCTTACTTTATCTAGTCTCTACACCTTCCAGTAGTTTCCTAACTGGCTTGGCTCGGTATTAGCATATTAAATAATATTTGTTCAACCTCATTAAGTTTAATATATGGGATTCTAATTAATTTTATATTATGTTTTGCACAATAATCTGTTTTTATTTTATCATTTTTTTGGATTTCTTCTAATGGTCGTCTAAAAATCTTAACTTCTTTGTAATGCTGTTCTCCATCATATTCTATACAGCAATTATATTGAGGCAAATAAAAATCAAATGGTAAGGGTCTTATATTTTTACAATCTTCAAATCTGTATTGAGATTCGAAATTAATATTATTATCTTCTAACCATTTCCTTATCTTTCTTTCGCCTTTGCTTTCATTACATACTGAGCAACCTCTGAATTTATTAAGTATATTATCAGGTGTTTTGTAACAAATATTCCCACATTTTTTACATTTAAATCTTAAATGTGTTTTTGCATCTACGTATTTATCTAACACTTCAAAATCATTAGTTATTTTACTTAATTCTTCAACAAAATCATCATGATTTTTTTTATTAAATGAATTCATGTTTTTTTTGAATTTCGTATCACTACATTCATTGCAATATCTTTTATTGCCATTTTTTATTTGGTCAAAAGTTGTTTTAAATGGTTTGCCACATTTATTACATATAAGTTCCAATTCTGTTTTGCAATTTGTATATTCATCTGATAATAATATCATTTTATTTTTTTTACAAAACTCTTTTACATATTCTATTGTGTATGTTCTATTTTTATTGGAATTTTTATAGCCACATTTGTTGCATTGTTTTTTACCTTGTTTAAATAATTTGAATGTAGTTTGAAATTTTTCTCCACACTCACATCTTAAATTCATTAAAGCATTAACATTCTCATATTCAGTACTTAATAAAGTGCAATTGCTATTGTTTTCAATATACTGTTTAACTTCATTATATGTGTGTTTTTTCGTCCCCATACATAATCACCCCCTAGTATTATTATATACGACTATGAGGCAATTTGTCCACTTATTTTTTCTATATTATTTAACTTAGCTTTCACCGAATTCACGAACTTATTTTTTCTATAAGTTTCCTTATAGTGACCCAAAAGTTTAGGTCCTTTTTCCCCACCAACTAGTCCAGTATTACCACTCATTCCAAATAATGTTGGATTTGTTAATATACCACCTTGAGCCAAATATTTCCAAGTAACACCTATATGAGGTACACTTGGTGGGTTTATGCTTAGCTTTCCTGTTATGCTAAAAGACGGAACTTTAATTTTAGGCAAACTCAAATGACAATTGCTAAAAAATCCTTTTATCTTATTTAATGCATTAGATACTATATTTTTTGCTCCATTCATAATATTACTTATAGTATTTTTTATGCTATTAAATTTATTGGAAACAATATTAGTAATGCCACTACATACAGTACTTATAACACTCTTTATGCCATTCCATACTTTTGTTATAACTCCCTTTGTTGCATTTATAATATTTGATATAGCAGTCTTATAAGCATTAAATTGCATAGTAATTATTGTTTTTATACCATTTAATACCGTTGTAAATACTGTCTTTATTCCGTTCCAAATACTTGTTACAACTGTTTTTATAACATTTAAAGCCGTATTTATAATTGTTTTATAAAAATTAAAGTATGTTGTAATACATACTTTTACTACTTCTAACACCGTGCTGAAAACGGTTTTTATACCTTCCCAAATATTTACAATTACATTTTTTATACCTGTCCATATTTCCGTAGCTTTTGTTTTTATTCCATTCCATGCATTAGAAACTGTATTTGATATATTATTCCATATTTCCGTGGCTTTTACTTTTATAGTATCCCAATTTTTGTATAATGCTATCCCTATTGCTATTAATGCACCTATTACCCCTACTGCTATTAATATAGGCGGTGATATTGCAGCTATTGCTCCTCCAACTCCTGCAAATACATTTATTCCTGCACTAAATATACCTGTTATAACACCCCATGCTGAAGATATAGCTCCTGCAACTCCAATTAATACTACTATCCCAGTTGCAATGGCAGTAACAGCTACTATTGTTGTTTTAGCTTCTTGTGGTAATCCATTAAAAGCCTTTATTAGTCCATTTATTCCATTTGCAACTTGTTTTATAACTGGCTCAATAGCTTCTAAAGCACTTGCTTTTAAATTTGTAATTGCTGTATCTACTGGTTCTATTGCTTCACCTAATCTAGCTTGTGCATCTATTAACTCATAATTAGCTTCATTATTTTTTCTTAGAGACTCTGTATTTTTATCATATGTTTCTTTACTTTTCCCATATGCACCATTTAGTGTATCTGTAATTAATTGTGCTCTTTCTTTAGTTGAATTGCACTTTTCTAATCTTTTATTAAAGTCATCTTCTGAAATACCTGCCCAGTTTAATGCATCCGCTAAACTCCCAGTGACTTTTCCAACTTGTGCTGTTTCATTTACACTTTCTGTTAATCCTTCAATTGGTATAGAATCTCCATATGCAGTCCATACAGCTATACTAGCACTTAAAGTATTATTTAACTCCTTTTCTGTAAGTCCCATACCTTGTAAGTTACTTATTGTATTTACTGCAACTTGGTCATCTTGAAAGTATCCATAAAGTTCTTTCATTTTCTTATTAGTAAATTCAGTAGAATAACCATATTGAGATGTAGAACCATCTAACTTAGCTATATTCATTCTAAATTCTTTTGTTTCTTCATTTAGTTCTAAAAGTTGCGATGATAATTCCCCAATCTTTGATACTGCACTAGTTAGTACATTTCCAGCAAATGTAGATATTGCTCCTTTTAATGTTGTAAATCCACCTTCTGAATTGCTCGCTGAATCTCCTAAATCATTTAATTCACGAGATAAACTTTCAACATCCTGTTCAGCATCATTAGCTGAATTTTCTAGATCTTCTAATCTTCTTGATGTCTGATTTAACTCATTTTGAATATTCTGTTGAGCTGTTCTAGCTCTTAATAAAGAATTCTCTAAATTTCTATATTCTGTTGAGTTTTCTCCGAGCAATCTTTTTGCTTCCTCTAATGACCTTTGTGTTAATTCTATCTTTTGTGTAGTTGCATCATATTGTCTCTGTAATATTTGTTGTCTTTGTGTTAGTAAACTTGCATCTTCTCCATTGCCTTTTAATTGTGCTGAATTTAATTTTAGTTCATTTTGCATTGTTTTTAATGAACTATTTACTCCTCTTATTCCATTAGTGAATTCTGATGTTACAGCTTTAAATTCTATTTTTGCTTGATTTTGTCTAGCCATATTCTACCTCCTTTCTAAATCTATTATTTTTATATAATTAATATAATTTTCATAAGCACATTTATTTTCGACTACCGACAATAAAAATGAATAATCGGCATTCCAAAATAAATCTTCAGATATACCTAAACAAAGGACGTAGTAAGCATAATAATCTTCTACGTCCTCTAAAACAAATTTAGGTATTTTAATTTTTGATCCTTTTATTTTTCCAGTATTCTTTATGAACGGCTTTCTAAATCCATCTTTTTTTTTGGTGTTATTAATTCTTGACATATATTATTTATTTCTACAAAATTTGGAGGAAGTGCTTCTGCAAATTGCTCAAAACTTAATATATTGTCTTTTAATACTTTGTCTTTTTCTAAGATACCACATAAATATGCAGTATATATAACTATAATTGTATCTTCAATTACATCTTTTGCCCCGTTTGCTAAAACTTTATTGTACTTTTCATATATAGGCTTATTTTCTTTTTTTAATTGTAATAATCTTCCGAAATTTAGTGTTAGGTTTATTTTTTCTCCATTTTCTAATACTATATTCATTTTATCCTCCTATACTGTACCCTCTGATTGTGATTGTGATGTTGTCTTTCTTAATAACTCAGGAGTAAATTCTGTCATCCATTTTCCTTTTGTTGTCTCATCTAATTCTATTGCAGGTGCTTCATATTCACAATATCCATAATCATCTGGATAAAGTGAGAAAGTAACTTCTATTTCTTGTACTTCTTCTCCACCATTTTCTATTGTGTTAGATGGTCCAGTTTTAACTGCACATTTAGGATAAGCTTTATATTTTATATTTCCATCTTCATCCATAACTTCACCTACATATGTAAACTCTCTATGTCTGCTATTAGTACCATAACCATATACTCCATCTAATAAATTTTCATCATCCATTCCAAATATTTGTGTGTATAAATTATAGTTCATATGTAAGCTTATCTTAGATTCTCCTGTTCCAGCTCCTCTTGTAACTGTTTTTTTTACTACTCCTTCACACTTTTTCGTAACTGTTATACAATCAAGAGTTTCTTCTATTTTGCCAACGCATCCAACTTTTTTAAATTCTGTACCTGTGCCATTATTAATTTTAATTGCACTATTTTTTATCTCATACTCAGAAAATACGGTTATTAATTTAGTCATTACATTTCCTCCAATCCATTTTGTAATTTTTCTAATATTCCATTTACAACATTGTCATATTCTGCGTCTATACCTCTTTCCATAAAATCATTTGGTATTTTTCCCTTTGAAGTTCCTTCTGCATTTTGTGGAAAATATAAATAGTTAAACTTTGGTTTTGTATGAATCCATAATGTTAAGTTGTTTCTAATTTTTCCATCAAGTGGGTTGCTATTTTTGGCATGTCTTCTTTTATTTACACGTGATACTGGAATTAAGTTAGTTATAGATTGTATAAACTTTTCTTTTGCTTGTGTTCCTAAATAATCATTTATAACTCTTTCAGCATTGCCTTCAAAATTTGTTATTGCTTCATTTATTTTATTTATATCTTCATCCTTAATACTAAACTCAACACTAGCCATTTATATCACATCCTTTAAAAGTTTTTGTGAATTCTAGTGTTAGTATTTCTACTACTAAATTTGTGTTATTTTTTTGAACGTAATTAAACTGCATTGGTTGATCTATAAGTTTTAAATTTGTATTTTCTTTTATTTTTTTTATGACCTTTTGTTCAAATCCTTCCTCTATATAATTTTCCATTATAATATGTACTTGATAGTCATAATTAAAATCTATTTTACTTTTCCCACTTCTATTAAATTGTTTTTTATTAAAAACGAAATAATTCCATTTATCATCTGCTTTACAAAAAGTCTTTCCATACCATACTGGTAGCTTAAAACTCGCTAATGCTTCTTCTATTTTTCCAAGTGTTCCAACTAATTTACTCAATAGTCATCACCTCTTCTAAATAAAAATATAGTTCTCTATTTTTTCTATCTTCATCTATATAAACAATGTCATACAATGTATTTTCTATCACTACTTTATAATTATTTTTTAATCCACTATAAAACCTAGTCTTAACTTTTAAATTTAAAGTCCTAGAACTTGCCTCTGCAAATTCTAGGTCCTGCTGTCTTTTGCTACATTCTTCATATGCAAGTTTAACAATAAATTTAAGATTTTCTTTAGAGTTAGTATTTTCCTTAGCTCCAAAATTAACTTTTCTAGGTATCTCCTCATAAACTCTTATAAAGCCATCATTATATCTACTTACTTTGTTCATACTGAATTACCTCATATTTTTGTCTAATTTGCATTATTTCATTGAAATAATTATTATCAAATTCATTTGTGCATTGATTATAAGCATACATACAATAGTCTAATAGTAGATTATGCTCTTGCCCTTCTTCCTCTGAATAATCTATTTTTGCTCCTAACTTCCAGTTAAGTGTTGCTATTGCATCTTTAATTATTCGTTCTATTTTTCTATTTGTTTCTTCTTCATCCCATGTTATATTTAGATGATCTTTTACTTCCTGTAATAATTTATCCATGACTTCTCCTTTCTAAAAAAAAGAAAAGACCAGTCATAGACTAGTCTTTCTTTTATTATTATGCTTGTTCCTTAGTTGCTACAGTTCCTTTTACTTTAACAGGTATAACTGCTTCTTCTAATCCACTTATATCTAATACTAAAGCACTGTTTTCATCTATTGCTCTACCAACTCCATAAGTTTTTATTTTATATGTTCTTTGATCTTCTAAAAATTTATATTCATCTGAAAATTCTATTACACCTTCTTTAGGAAATCCTACACCTACAAAGTAATTATCTAGCATAGCCATAACTGCTTTGCCAGTTGGAACTGCTTCACTCATTACAACTTCCATAGGAAATGCAAAATTGTCAACATAGGCACCACTCATGTTTTGAACTCTTACTGCTGGTGCTACTAAAGTATAGTAATCATTAGCATTACAAATTAATGTTAATTTGCTAACCGCTCTATTTTGTCCTTTTTCATTTTTAGCTAGTTTAGCTATTAAAGCCCCCATGGATTTAACACCAAAATCTGTTACTGATAATGCAGTTTTATCTTGATAAACACCATCTAATGCTCCAGTTAATTTCTTCATTAATCCAATTGGCTTTCCTTTTCCATCGCCTTTTACTATTGCTTCTTCTAATGCAGTTGCTATTGCATCTTTAAGTATTGTTCTTATATAAGCATCTAGGAATGTTGGACCTAAATCTAATAATCCCATTGGTATTACTGCATATGCTGTTAATTTATTTTGTGTCATTTCTAACAGTTTAAATGCTGAAGTTATTTCTTTAGTTATTTCTGCATCTATCTCTCCCCAAACTGCTGATTGTTTAGTATGATCATTCATTATAATTTTAGTTGCATACGCTACTGATTGGAATTTAACTTTAGATAATAATGGATGTTCTTCTACTAAATCTCTGTAAACATCTTCTATTATTGTATCTGGCATTAAATCATTACTAGTTAAAGATGTTAGTGTAGTTACTGCTTGTTGTATATTTCTGCATTTACTTGCTTCTATAAATTTATTGTAGAATTTTTCTTCTGCACTAGTTAGTTGTCTATATCCTCTTTGTGCTAATATATTTTTATCTCCAGTTTGTGCATATATTTGAGCATCTGCTTTTATTTCTTCTACTATTGCATTTGAAAAATCATTCCAAGCTTGTTGTTGCTCTTCTTCTGTCCCATTTGTTAATGCTCTTTGTAGGGCATCTGTATAATTATTTTTATTTCCTATTCTCATTTCTTTTCTCCTTTTCTTATTAAATTTAAAAAAGAATCCAGGGCAATGGATTCAACTATTGGTTCTTTGGTCTGTTTTGGCTCTTGTAGTTTAGTTGGTTCAAATAGTTTAATTTTAGCTTGAGCTTCTTTAATCATTTTTATTAATGACTTTTTAACTGATTGGCTAGCTCCATTTGTATCTTTTTCATTTACTATAGTTGTTATAAATCCTTTTTCTAAAGCTTCTTGAGGTGCTATCCATGTTTCGTTATCAAGCATTTGTTTTAATTCTTCTTCTGTAATATTTACTTCTTGCATATAAGCATTTATTGATGCTTGAGTTATAACATCTAAATCATCAGCTTGTTTTCTTAATTCTTTTGAATTTCCACTAGCATATGTCCATGCATTATGTATCATAAGCAATGATGCAGTAGACATTATTCTTTCATCTCCTGCCATAAATACTACACTAGCAGCACTACATGCAAAACCATCGCATACAGTTTTTACTTTTGCTTTATGTCGCTTTAATTGATTGTATATAGCCAATCCTTCAGCAACTTCTCCACCATATGAGTTTATATATACATTTATTTTGTCACATTCTAATCCTTCTATCTGTTTAGATAATGTATAACTTGATATATCATTTTCATACCATTCCCAGGATGTTATGTCGCCATAAATTTGTATATCAACTTCATTATTATTTTTAGTCAGTTGAAAATATTTTCTATTCACTGTTATCACCTCCTTTTTAAACTTTTCCTTCTAATTGTTCATTGTTTTTAATACTATTTAGCATATTTTCAGCAGTATCATAATTTTTAGTCATAAAGTGTATTGTTGAATACTCTTCATCTAAAGCATTGAATCCTATTATTTTTCTTGCTTCATCTATAGAACAAATGCCTGAAGCAATTAATTTATCTGCTTTATCTGCTATATCAAGTACATCTATATGTAAAATAGAACTTGTATCAACTACAATATAATTTCCCTTATTCCAACTTTCAAAGTTACCATATATCTTCCTAGTTAATTCTTCACTCATCATATCTGCTATTGGATCTATACAAAATGTAAGGAATTGATTAATAGTAGTATCTAGATTGTCAACATCTCCAAACATAAGAGGTAACGGTATTTGAAATGCTTGAGCTACTACTTCAAACATATCTTTTCTTATATCTTTAAAGTCTGTGCAAGTTGCACTTTTATTCCCTGATATATCATTTAATTTATACCCTCTGAATTGAGGATATACAGCATTATCATTCTCCATAAAGCTTTTTAATTGCTGTTGGACTATTTCTTTATATGTTTTTTGAAAATTAGTATCATTAGCTTTTATATTATCTAACTCTAATATATACTTTTGTTGATTACTAGATTTATATTTTTTAATAGCTAATTCAAGTAAATCTTCATAATCATTAGCTAATCCATTAATTAAATTTTTAATATTAACATCGTTTAGTTTTAGTCTAAATACTTCATTGTATTTAAATGTTTTATCTAGTTGGTATACATTTTTATCCCCTATTGTAATACCCTTATAAACATTTCCCAATATTGGATACTCATCTACATGATAGTTATTGGCAACATGAAGTTCATTTGCTACAGATACAATTATACATTCATCATCAAACATTTTTTCAATAGCTTTATGCCACATTTGGGAACTGCTTTCATTCTTATTAGGCTGTATATTTAATTCATAGTATGTTTTATTCTTTACTTCTTTTCCTTTTTCAAACACCTTTATTTCACATTTAGAAATTGCGTTAGCTATAAGTGATATAGCTGTTTGTATTGCTAATTCTTTATAATATACTTGCGGTATTTTTTGTTCATAATATAATTCATTTATAGGTTTACTTTCTTTTCCTAGAAAATCTGCTAACCAACTTTTTAATCCCATTTTATCACCTCCTATATTAGAAATTTAAAGGTTCAAAGAAAATTAATTCTTCATTACTTTCATCTTCTAATACATCTTGTGATGCAATCATCGCATGAACAAAGGCCATGAATACATCTGTCTTTCTACTTCTAGGCTCTATTTTGTCGTATACAAAATTTCCTTTTCCTGCATCTATTAGCTTTGTATTATTACAACACCATCTAAATAATGGATTATCTCCTACTATAATATCATGATTATTAAATAGTGAATCAATAACAGGTACAATCTTCATAATGTCACTTGGTCTTATCATCTTGACTCTTTCTTTATCATTTCCATCTATATCAATAGACTTTAATGAATTATTAAATAAAGCATACCTAAAGTTATCTAAACCTAGTTTTAAGAAATAATATTTATTTAGCTGTTCGTCTATCCACTTACATATATCATCTGGATTAATCTCTATATCATTAATAATGGTTAATAGTCCTTGTTGCTCCCATGCTTCTAAAGGAGCTTTAATTCTATCTTTATCACAACTATGTTTGCAAAACCATCCATGACATATTGCATAATATTTGTGGTTTTTTCTAAATAATAAGCAAACTCCTACCATATCTGATACCTTAGAATAGTCAATACCTACTACGCAATCACATCCTGTTAAATCTTCCATTTCTTGATTCGTTGCTAATATATTATCCCAAGTAGTTACTTCAGCATCCATTTGTGTTTTAGGGATATTCATTCTTTTAGTCATAAATGATAAGTTAGTATATGGTGATATTTTATAATCTGCATATTCTTTTTCAATCTGTTTTAACAATCCTTGTCTATAATATAATGAAGGATTAGCTTTAAACCAATTTTCTTTATCATGAACTTCTTTTTCATCATCTAATTTACAAATAAATGGTAAGAATCCGTTATCTTCCATAGCACCTTTTAATATTAATTCTGATTTGGCTTTCATTTCATCTAGAGGGGCATCTCTGACAAATCCATCAGTAGTAATATAAAATTCTCTTGGATCATCTACTTTACCAAGCCCAGTTCTTTGTACATCTATAAGTTTATAGCTTTCATATTGATGTATTTCATCAAATACTACAGCACCAGGTCTTAAACCATCTGCACTTTTAGCATTACTTGTTTTATACTTTATAACACTATGCGTTTTTAAATTAGTTATTTGTTCTTTATTCCAATAAAAATTTTTTTTAAATTTTTTTTTATACTTTGTATTATTTAGAATATTATAGATATCGTTGAAAGATATTTTTGCTTGTTCTTCACTGTTTGCAACTATATCTATATTATAATTTTGTATATTATTTGCTTCAGTTGATAAGCAGAAAACTATATAAGAAATTAAAGCATTCTTACCTGCTCCTCTACCTACCAAACAAAATAATGTGCTAAATCGTGGCAGGTGAGTATCTATTGTATAGACACATAACATTAATACAATTAAAAACTTTTCCCATGGAAACAAATTAAATGGAAAATATTTCTCGTATGATAAATACTTTTCAGCTTTTATTTCATCAACATATAAGTTATCTTTTTCTTCTTTAAATATTTTTTCAATGAATTTAGCTAATTGTTTTTGCTCTTTACACATCCTGAAAGGTCCATTTTTTATCATATCTAGATATTCTCTAATATATTTCACCTGCTCACCTCCTTATTAATATAAAAGCTATTTATAGTTCGTCATCTTCTTCCTCAACCTTTTCTAATATATTAGCTTTTATATTTAATTGAGTTAATATTTTAAGCATTTGAGCATTTGTTTTTGCTAACTCATTAACTGAATCATTTTTTTTATATCCCCATTGATTTTGTCCATTTTGATACATTATTTGTACCCCTCGTTCATTTATATCATCATTCAATTTTTGACATATTATCCATAATTGCATATATGCTTCAACTAAATCTATAAAATAAGTTGTATTATTTTTACTTTCTTCTAGTTGTTGAAGTAATGACTTTTTAAGTTCTTTATATTTTTTCATTTTTGTATAGTTCATTTTTATCATCTCTTTTCTCTTTATACCACACCCCGTATAACACCTCGCACGAAGATTTATAATATTTTGGATTTGTTGTT